AGGTGGCGGCATTCGCAGGCGTATCCCAAGCAATCACGCCGCCGTTGTCGTCGTCGCTAGAGAAAACCGTTGCGTTGTGCGGGCCGCTAGTCGGCATGGCGAGTGAAAATTAACCCCGATACTTCGGCTTGGAGCGTTCGATGGATTCGATGCGGACCACTCTGGCGATCACGTCCACGTCACTTCGAGCTACGAACCTTTCGATTGCGTAAGAAACGCCGTCAATCGTGATAACGGCGTCTTCCCTTGGGCTCTCGATTTCCGAGCGGTCGATCGTCACGTCTCGCGTCGTTTTCGACTGCCGCCCGCCGTCGATTTCCTCTTCTGTTTCCTCATCCGTCGCCATCCCCGTGAATGGCGTATCGACTCCCTCCGACGTGTAAACCATCGCGGCGCCGAAGTGCTGTCGCAGATTCGGCGCAGCGAAAGAATCAAAGGCAGAGTCAAAGCTGGACGGCATGACTTACGAGACGTTGCTAATCAGATGGCCGAAGGCCGCCGCAATAACCTTCTCGTGAACGTCGTGCCGGCAGCGCACGACTTCGCCGCGAAGCTTCGGATCGTCGTAAGTCTCCATCGTGCCGCCGATCGTGCTGCCGTCCTGACCCCAGTGGAACGAACGGCCGACGCACGGCTCTTTGATGTTGTTTGTCGTCGCCAAACGCGCGACCATCGCGTATTCGCTGTCCCAAATCTGGGCCGGCGTTGCGGCCTGGCCTTCGTTCGCGCTGTTTTTGCTTCCACCGGCAACCAGCACTCGATCAAGATCGAACACGCGGGCCAGCATCTCGGCCGTGATATCGCTCGATTTCGTCGGCGAGCCCGAGCCCTGGCTTGCAATGCGGTCGATGATCTGATCACAGTTGCGAAGCCGGCGAAACACCTTGCGATTGATGATGAGCGTGTTCGGCCACAAGCCCGTTCCGTCGTACACCTTCACCACGGCGGCTTCCACGTCGTCGATCGGCGTGGCGTTGGCGGCAGTCGTAGAAGTTGTGCCCCACTCCTTGCCGGCAGCAACGGCCGTCGTGAGAGCGGCCCCGGTCCAAGTCGTAGTATTGAAGATCATCGCCGCGATTCGCTTCTCGGCAGCGATCAACACGGTATGGCGCGCCAATTCCGCCGACACCATTTCGGCATCGAAGAAATCGGCGTAGAGGGCACTGTCGCGATTGTCCACCGGCTCTTCAAAGCCGTACTCCTTCGTCGCAAACGTCTCTTCCTGGAAGTCCCAGTCGCCACGGGGGTAGCCGCTGCGACTGTGGCGAGCCACATCGGCGTTTTTGAGAAGCTGAGCGAGCGGAATGCGGCCGAACGTGCCGCCGCTACGCTGCACTTCCATCACCGGCAACACCCGGTATCCGATGAACCCTTGACGGTCCATCTCGGTATCAAAATCTTCAAAACTGCCGCCCAGGTCCGGCCGCAGTGTGGCGAGTGCTTCATTAGGCGTAGGCATGATTCGCTCCTAAAGTGACTGAACAGAAAAAGCGGAAAGGCGACTACTGAGCGGCCGTGTCGCCGTGGTTGTTGTAAAGGACTTCGACGATATCGCCGTCCGCAGTCGGCGCCACAGCATCAACGCAGTGGCCAACCTGGAAGGCCGTGGCCTCGGCCGTGTCCTGCACCTTGCCGCCGGCCTCGGTATAGACGAGAGCTCCGATTGCCAATGCCTCCACAGCAATCATCTTGTGCGTGCCTGGAGCCGAACGAAGCTTTACCGTTACACGGTCGCCGGCCGCAAAGGCCGCGTTGGTCGCCGTGCCGATTTCCTTAACGGCCAATCCGGCAGTTTCAATAAGGCCCGTGCTGGCAAGCGTCACGCGGGCGTATTTGGCGATTGCCGCCGACGCCACGAAGGTTTTGTATCCGGTGTCATCAGACTGGCTCATGTCAATTTCCTTTGGTCAGGTGTCTTCGTCAGGTGATCGTAAATTAAGCCGCCGCGACCATCGCGCCAGCAGAAGCAGGGCGCCACAACATGCGGTAGAGAATCGCCCCCGTGCTGGCGGCGCCATACGTGGCCTTGATTGCCCACGACGCGGTGCATTCAAGGATGATCCGGCTGGCCATCGTCGGATTCAGCACGCCGTTGGCGGTGATGATATGCGCCGAGCCTGCGGCGGCCGGAAGCGAAAGCAGTGAGCCCACGGCCGCCGCGTTGCCGTCAACGGTCGTCCCCAGGTCGTATGCCGTCAGTGCGTCGCTCACGGCACTGAGCTTGATGGTGGTGGCCTGTGCCTGCACGACGGTCGTAACACGGCCCCAGAGGCATAGGATTTCGATAGCCCCCGTGCCGACAAAAATGTTCCCGGTCGTCAGGGGCGACGCGTGCTGCTTTTCGACATACCGAGGATGGCTGCCGAGCGTCGAACCGAGGATTTGCGAAAGACGAAAACCAGTCATGATAAATTCTCCAGGTTGGTAAATTCGGCTCGCTGGCCGCTAGACCTACCGACGGGCAGTAAACTTGGCGTTGTGAGCTTCCACGTAGGCCGCTCGCAATTCCGGATACTTCCTCGCGACAGTCGCCGTGGCAACGTGCTTCGGCTTGCCAGCCTTCACAAGCTCCGCAACCTTCGCATCCCACTCGGCAATCGAATCACCCGAGGCCGCCTGAGTCGCGGCGCCCTTTCCGTCCGCAATCGGCTGAACGCCCGGCTTGACCACGGCTGCCTGCTTCGCGTTCTCATTCGCCACGTCGATGCGGCGATTCTGCTCGGCCATCCACGCCTGTTGTGCCTGGGCGAGCGTGGCGTTCGCTTCAAGCTGCTTGCAGATGAAGTCGGCATCGGCCCCAGGGCAGCCGGCCTTGATTTCGGCATACGTCGCCGCTTGCGGGCGAAGCGGAGCAGCGACAGCGGCAATCGCCGCTGGACTCGCCACGGACGCGACGATGGGCTCTTCGATCGCCGCTTCCGGTGAAACATGATCGCTCATCGACATAGACTTGCTCCTCTTGCGGGTCTCGGACTGAATCCGAGTAAAAGCGGAATCGAAACTTTCCACGGCATCCACGAATCCCATCTCTTGGGCTTCGCTGCCGACGTGTACGCGGCCATCCGCCAGTTCGCGAACGCGAGCGAGGGTCATCCGCCGGCCACTCGCCACACCGCGGATGAAGTGTTCGTTCAAGGCGTCGATGTTCCGCTGCAATTCGGCGAGTAGCTCTTGCGTGATTTCCGTTCCCGGCGTTCCGGCGCCCTTGAACTTGCCAGCCCGAACCACGTAAGCCTTGACTCCCTCCATCGCCGCGGCGCCACTGTAGTCGTACACGACGCCATACGTGCCGATGCTGCCGACTTGGCCCGTGGGATTGACGGAGATGCGGGACGCCTGCGAAGCGATCCAGTACGCAGCCGACGCCCCCAGGTCCTCGATAAAGGCGTAGACAGGCTTTCGCTTCGCCGCATTCGTCACATCGGCCGCCAGTTCGCCTGTGCCGGCCACGGTCCCACCAGGAGAGTCGATGTGGAGCATGATCCCCGCGATATCGGGGTCGCGAGACGCCGCCCGAATCTGCCGACGAACTTGAACCGTAGACGTGCCGCCGCCGAAGCTGCTCGCCTGCTTCATCAGCTTGCCATGAAGGCCGATGACGGCGATGCTGCCCGATGCGTCGAATTGCTCGCCCTTCCCCGCTTCGGCTTTCGCTTGTGCCGGCAGGCTGCTTTCCAAGTGCAAATGAACGTTGAACTTTCGAGCCAGTTCAAATTCCATCCAGAATCGCTCTTCGGCCATCGCCCACAGGCCGAAGTATTGTTCGAGATAGGGAATGATCGGAGTGTTAGTGTGCATGGCCGTTCATCCTTTCCGCGGCTGCAATCTTCGGCTTGCCGTTGGCGGCCTTGCCGTCCTGTCCTTCAGCCTTTTGCTCATTGCCGACACTGACCGTCACGCCTTCAGGCATCGGCCACAGCGCCACGTCTTTCCAGGTGAGCGGCGGGCTGAGCTTCAGTCTCTTGTTCAACTCTTCCGCCTTCACATGAGCTTTCTCAATTACGGTCGCGCGATCCTCGACGATCTCCGTCGTCAAGTCGTCGTAGTCCATGCCGCGACGAGCGGCCCGCCGCCGCGGACTGATGAGAAGATTACGCTCCTGAATCACGTCGCCCATCGCATCCTGCGTCGGTTCGATGTACGGCCATTCCTGAGCCCGCCATTCGTGGCCGAACGCATCGACGCCATCCGTGCCAATTTTCTTTCGACGAACGCTCTTCTCGATTGCCTGGCGAATGGCCGCGTCTTCCGCAGCCCACTGCCGGACCTTCCACCGATAGATCGGTGTGTGGAAGTTCCGCATGAACCAACACTGAATCTCTTGAAACCGCTGGCGAGCTTGATCCATCGCGCCGCGCCATCCGCTGAAGTTGGTGTTACTCGGATCGAGCATCAGCACCGCGAGCGGAAGATCCAAGTTGACGGCGACGATGGAAAGAATCAGATTCGCGTGATTGAAGAACTCGGCATTGGGAACATTGGGAGCGAACCCTTCCAGCGTCTCGCCGGGATAGCTGAAGAACTCCATGCCCGGCTGCCAGCCGACGATTTGACGCACCGTACCATCGGGCCGCGTGTCTTCGGTGACTTCCAGCCCTTGCCCGCTGGGATTGGGAACCGGATTCCCGCCGCCAGCGTCCTTGATGCTGCGAAGAATCGTGACGCAGGCCGTCATTTGAGCCTTCACGAGCTGGGCGAAGAACAGATCGTCGCCCATGCCGGCCGTATCAACCACGGGCACTAAGGCGGTAATGCCGCGAGTTTGGGTGATACGATCCGGCATGTACAAGTGCAGGACTTGCCGCTCTTCTTTGCCGGTCAATTCGTCGAACTCGCGAGCCTTGTAACGGCTCACCTGCCCTACCATGTTCAGCGGCGCGAACAGCCCCACGTCTTCGTTGGTGATCCAGTATTCCAGCCGCCGGCGAAAGTCGTTCAGCAGGACGCCATGCACGACGTTGCGAGTCGTGTTCGTCGGCGTCCGCATTCGATGAGCTTCGAGAAGCTGAATCGAGCCCGACTGAACCGGAAGCGGAATCACATCGCCATCGACGATCGTGTTTTGCAGGGCGAGCCGTTCCAGTCCGTAGAAGTCCTGCTCGCCCTGATGGTCGCACAAGTCCGGCGATTCGGCCCATTCGTACCAGCGGGCCGAAAGCTCATCGTTCAACACGTCATCGCCCGTCTTCACGTCCAGAGTGAAACCGCCGCGAAGGATATTCGCCACCAGCCGGCGAATGCCCTGGCCGATCAAACAGTGGTTGCGAAACAGGTCGCGGGCCGTTTCCATGACGTGGGCATAGGCCGTCCACGTTCGATAGTGATAGTCGGCATGGGAGCCCACCGAAGAAACGCCCGTCCGCTTCCGCTTGAACCGCGTCTGCTTGGCGGCGTCGTAGTCGGATCGCAAATCGCGGAATTGCTCCACGATGCTTTCGACTTCGTAATCACGACGGCGCCGCGGCATTAATGGTCCCGATAGTTTTCAAAGCTGGCGTAGCGGGCCTCGTCCCGCGACGTGCCAGGGTTCGCGTTCAGCCACGCCCGGGCCGAATTCATCTCTTCGCGGATGGATTCAAAGGTGAGGCTCATTTGACCGCGGGACTGCATCGACGGGCGCCGCCGCAGGATGATGCGACAAGCAGTGATGAACGCCAAGGCCTTCGATCGACTGCCATCCTCTTCGTAGCTCGCGTTGTCGTCATAAGCGGCCCAAACCTGGGCGTCGGTGCTGGCGGACGTGAGCGACATACACGGAAGATACGGCAGAGTGCGACCGATTCGGAGCGACAATCCCTTCGGACAGACCGGACCGTTCGGACTTACGCCGCCACCAGTTGCTCCAAGAGCCAGCGAATTGCATCCGCATTGCTCAAAACGAACTTGCCATTCGCCAGCTTGGTGCGAGCGTCGTACAGGCCGCTGTAAAGTCGCCGAAGTGCCTCCCGCTGCCTCTGATCCAAGCGAGCTTCAACGTGCCGGGAAAGATGGCCGCCTTCCACGAGATTCCCCAATGGGACCTCGATAACTGCGGACGACGGCAGCGACACTTCGGGCGTTTCGTCGGGAATGTCGATCCCCGGCGGCTCTATTGTTGCAGGCATGCTCTGTGCTTTCTTTCGAGTCATCGCATCGACGCCAGGAATGGCGTCTCCTCAGTTTTGGTTTCGATCTTCTCTCGCTTCGCAGGCCGCGGTCGCGCCGCAAACGCCAAGCACAAATGCCCGGCCGCGGTACACGCATACGCCGCGTCCAGATAGTGATTCGGCCGCTTGCCCCCTTCAAACTCCCACTTCACGACAGGCCCCTTGTCAGTCCATTCCTCAATCTGCTTCTCCGCCGTGAGGTGCGAGGCGAACTCGTGATGCTCGCCCCGCTTATCGGACTGGTAAAGCAGAATCGCCTGCGGCGAATCGGGCTTGAGTCCTAATCGGTGATGAAGTTCACTCTTCCAGTGGTTCGCATCGACGTGAACCACCAGCCCGCCGGCCCGCTGCGAGCGGCGAAGATCGTAGCCGTTGCCGACATACGCCACGTCGTTGGTGACGTGCTTTGGCGCCGCGTAGCGAATGTTCCGCCGCTGGCCTTCGCCGTAGCCGATGGTGGGCCGGTAAATTTCCCGGCCGCGAGCGCATTTCAATTCCGCATTCGCCCATTTGCAGAACTCGTAAACGGCGTCGGTATGTTCGTGATAGTGGGCGTCGATCCACACCTGCTGCGGAGCGACAACGCGGCCTTGCGGCGTTCTCCAGCCGGCATCGAATAACGCCTTCAGTTCACGGAGAGCCTTTAGGAGAGCAGGCTTGACGCCCAACCGATCGGACTCGACTTTGTGCGAATCGTAATCGTGAAACCATCCGCCGCCTTCGGCGAGCCATGAACCGCCGCACCAATGCAGGAACCGCTTGCCGGTATCGACTCCCACCGTGCAAGCGATCGACTCATCCGCCA